TTGAATAAGTCGGCTGTTTTGAGGAAACTACCGCCCCATAGGGATTTTTCAACCGTTTCAGGTTGATTCTGTACTATCTCGCCGAGATCGCCAGACTTTCGGAAAGCAGTATCTGCTTCTACAGCATCTACTCTCTTACCAAATTCATTGAATACATTTGATGCTGCTGCAATATCTTTTGCTACCGCTTCAAATGAGTTTTTTACTTCATCTACATCTACCTTTGAAGACTTAAGAAGTTCTACTTCTGCTTGTAAAGATTTGACTGTTGATACTAGATCGCTAAAGGCTTGGTTAAGATCGACAGAGTTGTCTGCATCTGCAGCAACTTCATCTGACTTAGGAGCCATTGGCTTCATTGCCTCAGCCTCTTTAGCAGCTGCAATTTCTTCATCAGTCATTGGCTTTTCAGCTTTTTCTGTTGATTCTTCTGCATCTTCTTCAGCATCTTCTTTACCATTAGATGGCATTACTGCCTTCTCTGTATCAGATTTTGCTACTGCTGCTTCGACTGCTTCTGTTGCTTCCGCAACTGCAACTGCCTCTGGAGCGACCTCTACTGCTTCAACTGCAACTTCTGATTTCTCAACGATTTCTTCTGTTACGTTTTTTGTTGTTTTTGCCATAGGATTTGCCTCCTTGTTAATCTTAGAAGTATTAATGCCTTTAGCACTATCAACTAAGAACTTTATCATGTTTGTTTTTTCATTATCCGTTTTTTCAACGAAACCTATATTTGACATCTCATTGCCATTGACTGGGCTTGTCTCAGATTCATTTTCTGAAACCATTACAAGGCCAGACTCTTTGTCCCAAAATACATTTTCGAGCAATGTCTCATCGCCCTTAATAACATCTACGCCATCTACTTTTTCAACAGATACAATGTTTGCAAACTGATTAGCAGGGGAATCAACAAGGCTCAACTCTACCAAATCATATTGCTTAATAACTCTAATTGTCTTATCTGCTTTCTCATCATATGCGTCATCCCACTTGTTCATTCTTCCGCCAATTGAAAAACCTTGTAGGGTTCCGTCAAGAACCTTTTCCCAAGTATCTTGTGCGCCCTTAGAAACATAGGCAGAGACAAAAACTCCATTATAGAATTTCTTTGTTTCTGGATCGAAGTACTTATCTGATTTAAAGGATACCATTTTGCCTACTGCTAAAGGTTGATGCATTTCTCTAATATTCCCACGAAACTTTGCAAAGGCATCCATTGATGCTTCTGCTGTTACGATGTCATCTTGTTTATCAACATTATCTAGTGATGCAAAGCCTGAAACGATGCGTCGTTCCTTATCAACCTTAGTAAGTGGCATTGATAGACGAACATTTTCCCCATCTGTATCCCAGTGGGCTTTTGATATACTATTCACTATTATATTATAATCCCTTTTTATTCGTTTATTTAAAAACCATGCTTATTCATCAAATTTACGGCCTTCGCCTTTTGGGTTTCTTCCAGCAACAGTTGACGGGCTGTCAGAATTATTGTTGGTTCTTTGTGAATCTCTTGCTCTATTGGCAGTAGCATCTGCTGCTTGTTCTGGCTTCATCTCTAAAGGTTCGTCTCCACCATCTCTTTGTGGCATACCCAAAATTGTACGAGCTTCATTTGGAACCATAATTTGAGTCTTAACATATCTCTCAAGAATTTGAGACTGTGTGATCTCATCAGTTAGAGTAAGCTCGTTAAACTTAAAGTCTAGGATGTCTGTTTTTTCACGAATAATCTTGCTAATCATTTTGTTTAATTTATCTTGTGCTGGTCTTGCTACCTGCTCTTTAAATGTTCTGTCTTGAGAAAGTGCTGCTGCAATGCCAGAGGCGTCGCTGCCACCTAACTTAGACAAAGGAACTTGATGAGCTATTAGAATATCATCACGGTTTTGTTTGCGATACTTTTCAAATGATCCTTCTTGAACGCCGTTTTCAATTGGCTCCATTTTGAACTCAACCTTGTTGGTTTCTGAATCTCCTGGAAGTGGAATGTAAAGGGTTCTATGTGATTGACCCTTAAGCCCAGTTTGAAGGAATCTAAACATTTTGTCTTCTGCATCTGAGGAAAGCTTTGCACCTTTTAGAGTCACGACATATCTTGGAACAGCTTTGTTTTGGAAGTAGTCAATGTTGTATTGAGAAGCAAGGCTATCACCATATAAAGAATTGATAGCCGAAATAATATCTGGAACACCATAAAAAGTGTTTAGCGGTGAGTATTGTTTAAAGTGAATAATCTCATTTGGTCTAGCGTCAGTGCCTAATGGGTTTGGATTTGTTGCTCCAAAGTTACGGAAGTAGACAACCTTGTTTGCAATTACCTGAACAAAACCATCACGCAGTCTGCGAACTCGAACCGTTGTAGAAGGAATGTGACCAATGTAGCCAATTTCTCCTTTTACGGTTCTGCCGACTTCAAGGTAACCATTACCCGTTGCTTGTAGATCTGTCTCAACCTTTTCCATAGATGTTGTAAAAGAGTCATCGCTATTTAGACTTTCTAACCAGTCTCTAACTTCAATCTTTGCTCTTTCAATTCGTTTTCTTGCACGATCTATTGAGGCTGCATCTGAAGAAGACTCAAGCTTTAACATTGTTCTTGGGGATACTTCAAAGTCATATCCTAGACCAACTATATTTTCTACCTTTGCGTCTATAGCAGCATGATTGGCAAATGAAGTATCATAAAAATTAGCAAGCTCATACATATTCCAAGGTGGAGTAATTACATCAAATAGTCCGTATCCATTGCGATAAATTAATCCAGGATTTATCTCTTTTGATTGTGCCCCGTTAATACCAGAGCTAACAGCACGAGCTGCATCAATATATCCTTGTGATGCGTCAACTTTAGATAAATCTGTCTCTAATGATTTGACTACACGAGAGCTTCGACGTTTAAAGTTATTATCTAAACCGCTAAGGTTTTTTAAATCATCCCAAGATTTATTAAATGGATCTTGTTTTTCAAATGTGTCGTCGGCTGCAATTGCCTTATCAATTCTTGCACCAATCACATAATCGTTTGTATCTGACATTAGTCATCACTTCCATATTTTGCAATTGTATCTTTTGCTGCCTGGACTGCACCAAGATCGTTTAAAGAAGGAATTAAGCCTTCTGACATTCTTTGCTTTTGCTCAGAATACTCTTCTTCTGAAATTCTAGTAAGTCCTGGAACAAATACACACGTTCCATCTCCTTCATCACCATAATGCTTTGCTGCTGTTTTGAGTTCAGAAATTTTAGAAAGGTCACCCTTCATTGAGGGGATGTTTAGAACTGAGCCATTTCCGTCTGTAAACCATTTACCGCTAGCCTTTTTGTAGACATACAAGCCCCAATCGTAATGCTTTTCAATAACTTTTACCTTGGACTCACCAACTTGTCCCTTCATCTTAGGGGCTGGTTTACGCTTTTTCTTTTGATTTTCAATATTCATAACCATAAGTATACCATATTAGATAGCATTCTCTGTGTTGCTTGTCCATAAAACATCTTGATAGAATAGATATTGGTAAGACCCAAACTTTAAAATCTTATCTGGACCGTCTCCCACAATGATCTTGTTGGTTCCTGTGTAAATCTTATAAATAATTGATGGATCTACCCCATAATAACTGCTAGAGGCAAGAATCAAAACATTATTCCAAGTTACGCTTGGTGAATCCCAGTAATTCCAGTCAAGCTCAGTAGATATATCTGTCTTGACTTTAAACCATGGCCTATTTACTACCTTTTGCTTTTCTTGTAAATTTGTTGATTGATAATAAGAAATAGTATTAGTTAAAATTGGTCCAGTTATTTTAATTGATCCCACAATATTTGAAAAATTAAGAGCATTAATAAATGAAAGACCTAAGAAGCCCCAATCCTTGGTGGTAATTATAGGCTCTTTAACAACCTTACCATTCCAGTAAAATCCAATATCATTTGAAATCTGTCCACTGTAGGAATCAACAGCATAGAGTTTTGCTCTTCTACCCTGTGGATCATTGGCGACCATATAAATTTTAATTACCTTATCCCGTGACTCAATCTCAAATATTTCTGTTGCTGCAAAAGGGAAAAAGTCTTGAGTATATCTAATTGCTGCCTGAATTGCAATAACCTTAAACGAGCTTACTGCGTTTTGATTTATTGGAATTGATACTCCACGATTAACTATTGGGTCATAAGTTCCTTTTAACTCTATACCGCTATGCCTTGTTGTGTATAAATATGGAGAGCTTCCTTTGTATATGGTAAAAGGGTTTGGACTTTTATAGTCATAGTAAATCCCTGTCTTTTTGTATGGATAAATAGAAGTTCCAAATCTTGTACCAATAGGATTTGGAGAAACATCATTAAAGGCTTGAGAGCAAAGTTGTAAACTTTTAATATTAACCCTTTTCTTTAAAGAGGATTTAACAGTAAAGTCAACATGCGTTACTACAGCAATATCTAAAATGTCTGAAGTTTTTGGAGGATACAAGATTGTATTATTAACTACTTCATACTTTGTGTTTATCCAATTGGTCCCTGGTTCAATAACTCCTTCTTTAGGAGCTAGCTCAGCATAGGTAAAAAATTCATCTATTGCATTGGCTCCAGAAGATAAGTACTCAAATGATATATGGGTCTTTACCATTGATGTAGAGGTGTCATACTTATAGTTTTTTATTGACTTGTTTTGCAAATCTGAATAATCGTTGTACCCTGTATAAAGTTGATTATCTAGTGACTCATATGTTCTTTGTACAGGAATTGCGTATTGCTCTTTAAGTTCTTGATATGTCCAAGTGCCAGAAGATTGATCTTCAACAAACTTTGAAGGTTCTGGGTAGTTAATATTAAATTGCAAAAAATCTAAATCGTAATAAAAATCGTCTTTTGCATTCTTTACGTATTGAGCAAAATAAGAAAGTGGAAGATAGTCTTTCCAGGAACCATTAATATCAATATCTAAACTATATTCGCCAAAGTATAATACTGGAGACAGGGTGTAGCTTGCTGTATGGTTAATAAGCATATAAGTTGAAAACCCTGAAGGAGTCCCTCCGTTTAATAAAAACTGCCAATAAGACGCCTGATTGCCAAAGTAAGTTTCTCCAGCATCATAGTCTACAAGGCTACCGTATAAATTAAAAACATTCTCATAGTTTACTGGAACGCCAATGTCGTTAAAAAAATCTTTAATTTGCTGATAGTTTTTATTATTAGAGAATCCTACATTATAGATATTTCCTTTAAAAGTATTCTCTAGTTCTTTTTTGCCACCGACATAAGGTCTTAAACTCCCACGATTACCAAAAAATGAGGCTACGTTTCCACCAAAATGACTTACAAAGGAGTCTATATGAATTCCAGAAACAAATGTTTCTCCCGTTGAATATCCATACGATTGATATACTGTTTCTAAGATTCCATTATAATTCAACTTATAAGAAATTACACTGCCATTTAAAGAAATTTCAAAATAGTCATTTGAGTCTGCTGAGTCAATGTAAATAAGAATTTCATTAATTGCTGGAGACTTAGATTTAAATATTCCATAGAAACATTTAATTTCTTCTTGTAAAAAACTTAAATTATTAAATAAAAGATATCCTTCTGAGTAGTCCCAAGAATCTAGACCTCCAGGATATAAAGAAAAGAATAGGTCAGATTCATTTTGACTAGACGCATTATCTGAATAAAAATCTTGATCAGTCTTATTACTTACAACAATGTCTGGCAGGAAGTATTCTGGGGTTGATAAAATTCCATTATTAGTTGTAAGGTTATCAACAGATCCTTGATTCCAACTAGCCATATTAGGATAAGAGTAGTTGTTTGTATAGTCTGCAAAAGGATAGTCAATAAAAACAGACGTTCCGCTATAAGACTGATTTATCCCTTCTGGAAACTCAACTCCTTGTCCATATACAAACCTTCTTGTTGCAACAATAGAAGAAACTCTGTAAGGATAAATTGCAACACAATCAATTTGAAAAGGATAGACGTCGTCATAAGACCAAAAGCCAAGCCAGTCATTACTTAGGGTGTCGGAATAAATTTCTGGAAATTCTAGATCTGTGCTTAGATAAGTTAGAGAGATTACTTCTTCTCCATTAACCAATAAAGAAGAGTTATTCTCTGAAACAGTTATGTGGATTAGCATGGGCCTGTCCCACTCGCCAACAAAATAAGACCCAAGACTTGATCCTATTTTAAGGATAAGGAA